ACTATTATGAAATAATCTCTCTTCGGAAAGGTTAGTATTCTGTATAGGATACACCCAGCAATTCCCAAACAAAGATTATATATAATTTGTATGTTATGTTATTTTTTTATTATATTTTATATTCAAACATAATTTGAACTGTTATGATGGCTATAAAATAGAGAAACAAAAACAATTAATCATATAGCGAAATATTAACAAATTCTATTGCTATAATATTCAATAAGTTTTAATTTATAATATTTATATACAATATCGTTAAGTCTTTTCCTCGCTTTTTCTTTACGCATTCTACGAATTCTAATAAATATACCAGGCATATTAGATATTTTGATATATTAATTATCATTTTTTTTATTTAAAAGGATATATATATATATATATATCTATAATGATTAATAAAAACTCCGAAATTTATGACGATGAGTTATCAATGATAAAATTATGGCATTCTATTAAAAGACGCTATATGATTAAACAAACAAAAATAAATTCATTGAATATATATAATGATCTACATGGAAAATCTTATCTAAACTTAAATATATATAATAATAAACAATTGAAACGTTGTAAATCTCTTAATATTAAAAGACCTTGTTTTGAGGAAGACTATATTGTAGTTATTTAAAATTATATCTTTCGCGATTACGAAGATAAATACTTTTTTCAACTCTTTTATTTAAAATTTTGCTATAATCTTTTTGTAATATACTAGAATTATCATATTTGTGCTTTATAATTATTTTTTTATAAGAGTTTATTTTATCTGTAATGATGGGGCAACTCATACTCCTTTTTAATATTATTTTATCACAATAACATTTGCTAATCAATATAGCGACGATGAGGTTTTTGATTAGTTGCGTCAACATAATATAATATTCAATAGATAAATAATATGTCAATTTTTACATTAATAAGGACTCATTTTTCAATCTTCTATATTCCCCCAAGTTCATTGTACCCATTTTTAAATTACAATTTTTACAAACTGGCATCATGTTATCATACGTAGCTTTACCACCAAGAGCATGAGCTACTATATGTCCACATTCCATTTTATTGAAATAAAGTTCTTCATTGCACGTATAGCATATACCTTTATCACATTGATTTGCTGTTACTTTTTTCCAGATTTGTATCTTTAATTCATCAGTCGGTTTAACTCTTTTTTTATTTTTATCAATATCTTGCAAAAAATCTTTACATATATCTTTGATTTTTTTATCATTAATCAAGGCATATATAGTCAAATCCAACCATTCAAAATTGCTAAATATAGATAGATAACATGTTTGGCAATTTCTATTTAATGCCTTTTTTTTACAACTATTAAATTTATTATTATCTACTTGATTCATTTGACTATCTGATATAGTATGCATATAGTTATTGATTTCAATGATAACATTGAATACGTCCTTGATACTTTTATTAAATGGTGCTATTTTGTCTTTAATGTTTCTTACTTTGATATTATCCAATAAACATTTATAAGATATATTGGGGCATCGTGTATTTTCTCTATCCTCGATAATATAAATGCGTGTAAATGTATTTAACAATAGTTGTGCCAAATCTCTATCAAATTCTACAATATTTCCAATGGGTTTTATTGGAGAATTTTTATTTATTTTATTAAAATATTCTTCAACTTCACTATAATCACTTACGTTATAAATTACAAGCGGTACATCTACATTACTAATATCATATCCCATGTCACCCAAATTAGAAAATGTAACTAATCTATGTTGTCCATCTAACAAATAGCCAGTTTTTTCTTCTTCTATATACGCAACTGTAAAACTTTGTAACATTGAAAATGTTTCATATTTTGTATATTCACTAATTTGGTCGTCCATCATATCTTTAATATGATTTTCGTCTAATAATCTTTGCAATTCAGGTGTTTTATATTTATTAATAATATTACTTATTTTTTCCAATATTGTAACTGCGCGTTTTACCATTATAGTTTTATTATTAATGTGTTATACTTTTAAATGTTTTAATAATATAGAATGTCAAATTCGAGGTCAAGTGGTAGGTCAAATTCAAGGTCAAGTGGTAGGTCAAATTCAAGGTCAAGTGGTAGTATAGTTATAACTAAACCCAACAAGCACCCAATTAATAAAAAAAATTTATTATTATGGCTTGATAATTGCGACACATCAATAAAATCAATTGCAAATGAGTTTATATTAAAAACCACATATATTTCATATGCCTTATTTATAAAATATTATAAAAAAGCCATTAATGAAATGCTTAGTATATTAAAAACAAACACGTTACAGTTTTATGTAAGTAGTGAAGATGAAAACAAATCTAGTTTCTGGATTATGCAAATAATTAGAAAATATGTAAATACTAAAAAATATAATATAACTGTTGTAACCAATATATCTGATATTAATAAAGATATTCCTGTTATTATACCGGATGATGCAAGTTATTCTGGTTCGCAAATATATAATCTTTTAGAATCATTCGAAAATAACAAATATGATATTTTCATTCTTATACCTTTTATATCCAATACTGCTATTGATATTATTAAAAGTGGTTTCAATGAATATAATATAGATGGATCTTTATACTTTTTAAATAATGCGAAATATATAATGAAACCTATTTACGAATTAATGAGCGAAGAAAAACTTAAACAGTTATTTATATTTTATACTACCAGCCCAAATGTTAGAGAATATCCTATATATTTTGATCATAAAGTAGCCGATAATTATTCATCATTTCCCCTGATATATACTTATGGTATTATACCAAATAATCATAATAAAAATATAATACATACTTGTAAAAAAAATAGGATACCTATTAAAAAACATTTTAGCGAATTTGAAAGAATTCCTTTATTAAAAAATTGTAATCTTGATATAGAATATAATATTGGTACACCACCATGTCCTTTACAACCATATAAAAAATCATTTACAAGAATGTCAAATAGTTCCGTATCTAAACGTAAAAAAAAATCACCAAGTTCAATATAATTATGTGTATTTATTAATAGATATGAGTAAAATACCAAAGGAAGCTATTTGTATTAGAAATTCTAGCACATGGGCTCATGTAAAACCCAATCATAAATTTGATTCAGCAAAGTTTAATAAAGAAGAAGTTTTAAATGATTTACCTGTAATGTCTCCTAAAATACATGCTTTATTAAATAAAATTAAAGAACTGGATGCGTCAGATATGAGTAATGAAGGTAAATATTACAAACATGTTATATATAGTGATGTTGCAGGAGTAAATGGCGCTAAGATGGTTGCTTCAAGTATGATAGCAAAGGATTATCAATTGATATATAATATGGGTAAATTTGTAAAGGATTTACCAGTGTCTAATTATACATTCGGATTATTAACTACATCTACTGTATATAAAAAACCTTTAACTGTTGGATTAAAAAAAACTATGATGTCTAAATTGAATAAACGACCTGACAATATTGATGGTAAAAATATTAGATTTATAATATTAGATTCGGGATTTAAAGAAGGGATTGATGTATTCGATGTTAAATATATGCATATTTTAGAACCTTTAACAACAAAAGCAGAAAATACGCAAGTTATAGGTAGAGGTACTCGTTTTTGCGGTCAATCCGGCTTACCATTTAAACCTGATATTGGATGGCCTCTAAATATTTATAGATATAATATTAATTATAATGATAATATGACTGTTCATGAATTATATATTAAACATAGTAATCAAAATGTTAGTGCATTAAATTTTGCAGCTGATATAGAAGATATAATGGTTGCCGCATCTGTTGATATGCCCTTGACGGAAAATATTCATATGTTAAATACTAAAAACAATAGATTTTATGAATCCTTACTGCGATTAATAGATAATTCAAGTTCTAGTAAAAAAAAACCTGTTAAAAAAGATTTGATAAAGGTAATTAACAATATACGTGGAAAAATATTTACAAACGAAGAAAAAATAGATTGTAATCAAAAATGCAAAGGACCCTTTGAAGATTTAGAAAGCGCAAATGCCATCTTACTATCAGCAGTTGTATTTGATATTGATAAAATTGAAGATAATTATAGAATTCAAAAGGGTAAAAAAATATTGGGTAAAAAACTAATGGCTAATAATGATATGGTTTCAAATAGTAAATTATTAAGTGCTTTACTAGAAAAATATCCAAAACCAATATTATGTAACTATTTGAATAAGCGTAAAAGTTATTGCGATGCTGTAAATAAAATTTGGTTAAAGCCATTGTATATATTTAAAATATTTGGGAAAAAAATTATAGAAAATCTAAAATATTATAAGCGTAAAAATTTAATAAATCAGAAAAATTATCTAGAAACAATTATGTTCGTTGAAAATTATATAGCCATGTCAAGTATAAATAAACCACAAATATTACCAGTACCACCTTTGGAAAAACTTAAACATCTAGATTTATATAATTATGTTGCTAAACATTTTACACAATTTAAATGGTCCACATTAGAAATTAAAAATAAATGTATCAAAGACGATAAAGATGAGGGCAAGGAAAGTACCGGATATGAAATCGTTAATTTTTCCAATACACAATCCTTTGTACAAAATTTCTTAACTCCCGAATCACCATACAAAGGTATGTTCTTATATCATAGCGTCGGTTCTGGTAAAACATGTACTGCGATAGCATCTGCGACTAAAAGTTTTGATGAAAATAATTATACCATTTTATGGGTTACTCGCCATACATTAAAGGAAGATATTTGGAAAAATATGTTTGAAAAAATATGTAATATGAGAATACGCGAACATATCAAAAATGGCAATACATTGCCAAAAAAAAAGTCTGACCGAATGGCTTTATTGGGAAAAAATTGGTTACAACCAATTTCTTATAAACAATTTACTAATTTAATCAAAGGTAAAAACAAGTTTTATCAACAAATGGTAGCGCGCAATGGTAAAGAAGACCCTTTTAGAAAAACTTTAATAATTATTGATGAAATACACAAGGTATATAGCGATACCTTATCGCGTTTAGAAAAACCTGACCCAAAAGTTTTGCAAGATATGGTGCAAAATTCATACACAACTTCCAGTAAGGATTCTCTTAAATTATTACTAATGTCCGCTACACCAATCACAGAAGACCCAATGAGTTCTGTCAAAATTCTCAATCTATTATTGGAAGGAGATGATAGATTTTCTGAGGATTTTGAAGAGTTTAAAACGCTATATTGTAATGACAATGGGTTATTTAGCGATCAGGGTTCATTACGATTTATGGATAAAGTTTCGGGACTAATCAGTTATATTGACAGAAGTAATGATCGCAGTCAATTTGCATATCCTATTATTAACGATATCATATTAAATGTAAACGCTGATGTATCTCCTAATCAAAGATTAGTGGAAATTGAACAACGGATTGAAGTGCTAGAACAAAATAAATTAAATACTGATAAACAGTTCAATAAACAACAGATTAAAGATATCTCCAAAGAATTAAAGGAACTTATCAAAGAGAAGAAGATGCTCGATAAGATTAATACCGATCCCAAAACAGTTATAGACTATATAAATAAATGTTTTAGTAAGAAAAAATAGGTTTATATTTAGGTGCGTTATTATTTATATAACAATTTTACAAATTGTTAATAGGTAATGATATTGTTATATACTTTAATAGTTTCAGTTGCATTATTTGCTGTATATTATTATATTAATAAAAATAATGAAGATAAAAATGAAGACATTAATGAGACTCAAAGTTTTTTTACATTAAATAACTTTATTATATTTTGTATGATATATGTTTTTATATTTTCGCTATTATATTTAGCATTTGATGATGGTTCTTCGCTTGCTTCATTGGGTATATTGACAGACGACGGTTACAGTAAGCCCAATAAACTAACGAAATCAAATATTGTTAACCCGTCCGTATTAAAACATAATAGCGACCCTATGAAATCCGGTTTTGAGCCTTATAACAGTAATAGGTCAGAGAATTCTGTATCTTCGTCCGAGACATCTACTTCGGGCGATAGCTCCGATTCCGATTAAAAAGGAGTAAAAAAATGAGTACATAATTTTATTTTTCTATGATTTTTATAAACTTTTTGAAATTGTAAAGATTTTATAGATTATGTACTCGTTTTACTCCTTTTTAAATATTTAGATATATAAGAAAATATGAATCAATATACATGGATAGTTTATGTGGGTGGATTATTCTCATTTATTGCATCAATGGGTATTGGTGCAAACGATGTTGCTAATTCTTTTGCTACATCTGTTGGAGCTAAATCCCTCACTATTAAACAAGCTGTTATTTTAGCTTGCATTTTTGAAACTAGTGGTGCAATTTTAATGGGTTCTCATGTATCCGAAACTATTAGAAAGGGTATAGCTGATTATGAATGTTTTCAAGATGACCCATATACATTAATGTATGGTTGTATGTGGGTCTGTTTCTCTGTTGCTTCATGGCTTTTCACAGCTTCTTATTTAGAAATGCCAGTATCAAC